GGAATCGACTCGACGACGTACTTGCCGCGGAAAATCTGCGCCCCGCTGATGGTGAGCGGGAAGCCCTCCCAAATGTGCTGGTACTTCTCGTAATCGTTCGCCTTGTCCCATTCCATCTGCTCGCGCAAGACTTCGGGGAAATACGGGTTGTCCGTGTAATTGACCTTGCGAACGTAGGCACCCGGCGGGGGTGCCTCTAGAAAATCATTCGTTGGGTCGTCGACAGTGAGCGGGTTGAACGTTAGCCACAATTCCGACCCGGGTTTGCGGATGGTCGGAATCAGCACGTCCCACGACTTTCGCGACACGGATGACGCCTCTTCAATCCAGCAGATATCAATGCCTTCCTTGGACCTAATCGAGTTCTCATTACGCAAGAGACCGGAGAAGATAAAACGGCTTCCCGTGCGCTTATGCTCAATCTCCGACTCTTTGAAGTCGAAGCGGTCAAATAGGCCCATGCGCTCGGCCGTATCTTTCAGCGTCTGATACGACGAGTCGCGGATTGAGTTCTGCACCTCGCGGCAACACAAAATGCGCACCCGCCCAAAGTCCGCCATAGCGATAAGCGCGCGTGCGACTGCCCAGCTCTTGCCACTGCCTCGGCCTCCGTAAAAGACCTTGTATCGGTGCGGGCTATACAGTTCCGCAAATGGGTCGGCGCTTCCGGTTGTCATTACTTTTTACCGCGGGCCAGCGCGTTATAAATATCCTGCAAACCCTCGGGCGGTTTCTCGGTTGTCGTCATTTCGCCTTCTAAGCGCTGTGTTTCCTTCCAGCCGCACCGCGACTTAAGATAGAAAATTGTCGCGGCAATGTTTCCAGCCTTGATCTGCTCCATCAGCTTCCCGCCCACAAACACATTGGCTTTAGCTTTGCCTCTTTTAATCGCCTCGCCAAATTCGACAAATTCAGCCTTCCGGCGCACTAATGTGCGGTAGGATATTCCGAGGGCCCGCGCAATCTCTTCCTCGTTGTCGCAGACTTGCGCATATTGCTCGACCTTGGCGAGATCAATGTACATTTTCTTGCCCGCCATAGTGTTTCCTCTCAAAAATATTTGCCGAAGAGTGCGGGGCAGTTCCGCGTCTCGCCGAGTTATTGATACGCCTCACGGGGTTAACAACTCCGCGGCCGCTGGGTCACCTCTTCGACAAAATTCAGTGCTGCAGAGAGTTGAAAGTCGCCCCTGTTTCTTCTAGGGTCGCTTCTTCCCCTGTCATTTCTTGCCAACGTTTAACGATCACATCCACGTAACAAGGGTCCAGTTCCATCAGACGGGCAACTCGTCCGGTCTCTTCCGCAGCGATCAAAGTTGTTCCGGAGCCGCCAAAACTGTCGAAGACCACGTCACCTTTTTTGGAGCTATTTTCCATGAGATACCGGAAAAGCTCCACTGGTTTCATCGTCGGATGGACGCCGTTTCGCGTCGGCCTATCGAATTCGAGCACAGTCGACTGCAGCCGATCTGAATACCACTTGTGCGCCGCCCCTTCTTTCCAACCATACAAACAAGGCTCATGCCGCCACTGGTAATCTTGCCGCCCCATTACAAGCGAATTTTTCACCCAAATGAGATACTCCCGAACGGGCCAACCAACATCCCTACAGGCGCCAAGGAAATTGAGTCCCTCTAAGCCTGCGTGCCATATGTAGAAGACTGCCCCCGGCTTCATGACCGTATCCGCCATAGAAAACGCATCAACGAGGAACTGGCGGAACTGCCCATCGTCCATGTTGTCGTTTTGAATAGTGAGCGCGTCTTTGGTACGCCCCTCGTAGGCGACGTTATACGGCGGGTCGGTCAGGTACAGCGATACAGTCGGAGTACCCCCACCACCATCCGTGCTCCAGAATAACTTTGAAATATCATCAGCCGAGCAAGCATCCCCACACATCACCCGATGGGCGCCCAGAATCCACACGTCCCCGCGTTTAGATATCGGGTCTTCCAGCGGCTCTGGTGCTTCATCCTCGTCGCTATCGCCGGATGCCTTCGGGCTTGCGAGCAATTCATCAAGCTCCTCATCAGTAAACCCCGTCAGCCCGAGATCGCCCCCGGCGTCCTTCAAGTCGCCCAATTCGAGGGCCAGCATTTCGTTATCCCACCCGGCATCCAGCGCGAGGCGGTTATCCGCGAGAATGTAGGCGCGCTTCTGCACGTCGCTCAGGCCCGCCAATTCGATCACAGGGACTTCACTCATGCCGAGTTTGCGGGCGGCGGCCAGACGACCATGGCCCGCAATGATTCCGTTGTCTCCGTCAACGAGAATTGGATTTGTCCAGCCGAATTCCTTGATAGACCCAGCGATTCTGGCGACCTGATCGTCTGAATGCGTGCGGGCATTACGTGCATAGGGGATTAAATCCTCAATGCGGCGGTAGGATACTTTCAGCTTTTCGGGCATAAAAAAAGGCCATCAGGGGGAGCTTCCTGATGGCTTAAATCGGAGAACCATTCCAAGACGGAGTTTCAGAATATCAGAAAACCACCGGAAAGCGAGATGCTGCGATTCTGTCGGGAGCGAAAACGCAGGCCACAGCCTGCATTCCACCCGCTGATACACAGCTTCCAATTTTCCATAACGCATTATACAGGCCTCAGCCATCAAAAGGCGAATTTGAAACGTACGGTTTAATCGTACGGATTACGGCCTTCGGCTCGGCATATGGCCGCCTGAATTTGTTCGAGCGCCTGCCGTAAACGCTCCTGAATCGTGCGCAGGTTGACGCTGAGAAGGCGCCCTAAAAGGGCTCTGTCTCGCACGCTGTAGACGTACCACGCCAGTAGCAGGTCTTTCGATCGTGCGTCCTTCATGCTCTGCCATGCGGCATCAATCAACCAGCCTTCGGCGTAGTCTCCCCGCGAGAGCGCCCGGGCCTGCGCCTCCTCATCGTCCGGCCAGCGCCGCTGATCGTCCTTCCCGAAAAGTTTCATATGCCGATATAGCATCGTTTCAGCGTAATGCGGGCGGTCTTTGACGACGCGCCCCCAAATCTGTAAGCGTTGGTCTAAGGCGGCGAAGTCGGTCGGGATTTGCAGGACGATATAGCGCGGCATCAGCGGGTGACCTCGTAAAGCGTTATGTCTGCTAGGCTCGCGACAGAATACAGCTTTGTGGCGGTTTCTGAGCATATGCGCTTATCGTCATCGTACGCGACGCCGTTTAGTGCGTCCTTGACGATCTTAAGCAGGTTGTCGCCGTCGGGCTTTTGGTCGTACGGCGCCAAGTCCGCGGCCTCGGTGCGGCGCTTTTTACTCCACGATTTTGGCGGCTCAAAAAAGAATTCGCACTTAATCGCAAGCGGCACCCCGACGCGCTTTTGAACGCCCTGCGCCCTCATGGCCTCGATGCAGGCGGCGCGGACGGCGGCCTCATATCGGACGGTCTTCTCCGGCGTGTAGGCGAACCCCCGGCGGGTAAAGCGCGGGCGGGCCTTCCCGACCGGCTTCCCCTCGACGGTAAACCTCAGAATCTCAGTAAGCTGCATTGACGTCCTCCGGGCGCTGAGCATATCGCGCGACCTTCCGAGCGCTCACAAAGCGGCCGTACAGCTCCAAAAGGAACGCCGGTCCGTCGTCGATATTCATGCGCACGAGCTTGCCGAAGGCGCGAAACGGCACCGGCTGAGCGGGCGTCGTTCGGAATTCGAGTAAAACGCGCTCGCCGTATTCCGGCAGGTTTTGCAGGCGCTCTTTTCGGCCCTTTGTGATCTCCTGCCACACCGTGAAATTTTGATTTGCCACTCTGATCATCGTCATGCCGCCCCCAGTGTTCTTGATTCTCTGAATTCATCAACGATGGCCCGCGCCTCTTCGGGCGTAATGGCCGCCTCATCGTGCCAGTGACCTGCGTCCTCAAGCTCTCCGAGCCTGCCCGCCTTATCGACTCGGTATAGGTGCCAGTCTTTCGACGGAAAGAATTTGATGACGTACTTGCGCCCGGCCTCGTCCGTGACCTCAAATACCGTTTCAATGCTGTATCTCACCTCAGCCCCTTTGGCGGTCCCGCCCGCCGCCATGGGTAATGCTACGTTCATTTGCGCGTAATGCAGACTTCACGCGGTCGGCTACACGTGCCATCCCGCCCGTTATCGTATCGTCATTGGCCTGCCTGATCTCGGAGCACGTGCAAAGCCGAATCAACGCAAGAAAGGTTTCCCGCGTGCCTTCACCGGCGACAATCTGCGTCAGCATCCGGCGGGCGTCGTAGGCGTCCATAATAAGCGCTGTTTCGCGCGTATCGTCCGCCGCCCGGCGCACGGCTTCGAGCAGTAAGAGTTCTTCGTCAAAGTAGCCCGATGGGACGTCATACGGCTCTTCAAATCGCGGACTGGCGTTCATGCTCGACCCCCGAAAACAGACTTAAAAAATTCGTCGATCCTTTGACCTTCTGCGGTTTTGAAGGCTTTCGGCGCCCCCTGCATCCATAAGGTGCGCACGGCCTGAGCACGTTGCTCGTGAATCTGCCGATCAATGTCAGCGGCCAAATCGTCCAGCCCGGCGCGTCTTAGCGCCGTCACGAGGTCTACCGCCCTTTGCCCGTCTATTTCGATTTTGTAGGTTGTCATGCTTCAGTCTCCTCGGGTTCGTAAGGCGTCGGAATGAGCCGCCACGCCTGCACGCTGTAACGACTCCAGTCGCCCGCGAACCCCTTCCCGGCTTCAAACGGCCTGACCTCTACGCTTAAATGCCCGGTCGGCCCCTTAAGCGTCACAAGGTACCCGCCGTCCTTTGGCGGATGCGTCGCCGCGTCGGTTTTGTCGTAGCTATGCCAGCCCTCCACGCCTCGGCTCTCTAGCACCGATTCAAGGGCCTGAGCGACTTCCCGCAGCGTTCTTAACGCCGCTGTCAGTTTGTATTCAAGCACGCGCGGCGCCATTCTTTTCCTGTCAGTCATTTGTCATTCTCCTAGATTTCGCGCCCGTCCAAGCAGTCGGCGGGCAGTGCGCTGTCAGGCAAAAGGCGCGGCAGTACCCTTTCCGCGCTTGTGCAGAAAACGGCGCCTCGCTTGTCAAACCACAAGGGCACAAGACCCATAAAATCGCCATTGCGTTGTTTAGAAATTCGCAGGAGTGCGTCGGCGGAGTCCTGATCCTCGGTCGGCGTTAGTTCGCGCTCTTCTGCCAGTCGCTCCTTATCGAGGTTCCGGCGGATCAAAACGAGGTTGTCAATTTGGTCAACGATCGCAGACGAACCGCGCACCGCGAATTTGTCAATCTCGTCCCTTTCGCTTCCGGCCTTTCTGACGTGGTGAACAATGTGAATGTGCACAGAAAGTTCGCGGGCAATCTGACAGCATCCCTGCACAAATTCTTTCTGTCCAGTGTAGTCGTCCTCCGCGTGCACGACCTTCATGAGGTTGTCAATGAAGATGTGTTTACAGCCAAATTCCTTGGCCATGACCACGGACACGCCTAAAACGCCTTCGATCGTGATCGCTTGCTTCTCGTTTGAAAGGAGCAGGCCAGCGTCGCGGCAGTACTTCAAGAAGGCTTGTATTTTCTTCTCGTTCGCCTGCGCGTCGTATTTCGTAGGCAGACGCCCCCAGCCCTGCCGCAGCATTCGATAAAGCGTCCTTGCGGGCGTCATCTCAAAAGACTGAATGCCGACCTTCTGCCCGGCGGCTAAAAGCTGTAAGGCAACCTGCCCGGTGAGTAAGCTCTTGCCGTTGCCGTTCTGCCCGGCCCACATCGTTACTTCGCCTTCTCTGAAGGCTAGACGCTGGTCGAATGCGCACGGCGTGCCCGCTAAGCGCCCTTCGATGATGCCAAATAACGGGTCTTCAAAGTGGTCGGGACGATAGATCACGTTGCGAGCGGACTGTTGCCACGCGGCGAAGGCGGGCGAGTAGTCTCGCGGTTGCATCGTCATCTCATTGATTGTCTTGTCTTGCATGGTTTACTTCTCCGAATTTTTTCCAGTGTTTGTTTTTAAGGTGAACAAGGATGCCGTCAGGGGTCCAGTAAAATGAATTGTCTCGTGCCTTGTCTCGGATCATCATCGCTAACTGCCGCGCTCTTCTCTCTGAGCCTCTAAGGTACTCGATTTCACAAGTCCGGTCAGCCCACACCTCGGTCGGTATGTCAGCAATGTTGTCGCTCTCACGAATGTACAGGTTCAGGACGCCAAAGCAAGGACTCTTGCCGTCACCGCACTCAAAGCCATCGCGGATAAGGCAGTATGCCGGGGCGAGTACGAACCTGATCTGGTGTTGTTCTCTCGGGCGGTATACGCCTATTTTTGCCTCGGTGCCTTCAAAGTATCTGCGAGAATTAAAAAAGGCGTCGATTTCTTCGGGCGTCAGCATGATCATCCAAAAAGCAGCTCTGCCGCTTCTGCCTCCTCTTGTTGTTCCGGCTTACGGCTTGAGATAGCCGCCTTCTTAAACGCATCAACTGCCGGAGTCTGTGAGACCAGCTGTCGACCTCCGGTCCAACCGAACTGCTTCCGCCTTCTGATCCAGTTTCGCCACGTCGCAGGCCAATCGCGTTTTACTGCTCCTGCGCCTGCTTTCGCTCTCCAGTAGTCAAGAAAGCAATCGAACTCAAAAGCGATTTGGTCAGGAGATAAGTCAGGACATACTTTAATCGCCTGCTCTCTGAGTTCAGTTGTCAGCTCTGTGAATGTGATCCTGCTGCCTTTTTTGCCCTCGGGTGTGGCGCTCGCGCAAGCGTGCGCATCTCCCTTCTTTATTATCTTCTTTATTACTTCTTTATTAGGGGTAACGTCGTTACCGGTAGGGGGTAACGTCGTTACGGGTAAAGGGGTAACCTCGTTACGGGTAACCTCGTTACCGGTAACCTCGTTACCGGTAACCTCGTTACGGGTAACGCCCAAAATAAAGGTAATTTCAGAAGGTTTGGCAGAGTGCTTTTTGAGCGTGATTACGCCCTTTGCCTCCAGTGCCTTTAATGTTTTCCTGATGCAAATACGCGTCAGCCCTGTTTTACTGCACAGGGTTTTTTTCTCAGGGTCGTCGGACTCGACTGCGGGCGTGCATTGCCCTGTCCTTGAATTCCGAAAAGAGAGCGCGGCCAAGGCTACGCCCTTCTCGGTAAAGCTGAGGTCAGAGCGTGCCCATATGGCATCTCTCGTTGAGAAGTAGTCGAACTCCATACCGCCACCCCTTTTAAGACTTTTCTGCCTCGACTTGTTGCACCGCCGCCACAAGCTCACGACGCTTTGGCAGATAGCCGGGGCGCAGTTCGTCCTGAGGGATGCCGGTAAGGTCTGACACGGCCTGCAGGTATTTTTGGTCTACCTTGCCTTTTCGGCCCCAAACGTAAATAGCGCAGGGCTTCACATTTGTGTTGTAGCGCGTGTTCAGCGCTTTAGCGAAGGCAGTCCAGCCTCCAAAATAAGCGGCGGCACGCTTTACCGCATTCCGTTCGTCGCCGGGCTTTAATCTGAAAGTCCCCATTTTTTTCTCCTAATGTTAGTTTAGCCGGATGGCTATCTGACATTATACGCTAAAACCGAGTCGGTTTTACTCTTGCGGCTAATACAGGGCCACGATATGCGAGACCGAGTCGAGCACAAGAGGAGCGTCAGCGTCCTCTTCCCTTTCTTTCCTTTTCTTATTCCTTATTCCACCCCCATTTTGGGGGCTACCCCCATTTTGGGGGTTAGGTATGTTTTGGGGGTTACCCTCAGACTCTAACTTTTTACGTAAGTTAAGCCCCGTGCCGCCTCTTATATATCCTCTTTTCTTGTGGCTTCCCGCGTTAGCCCCTGCGACTTCTTTAACATAGGTTAGCCGTGGCGCTACGCTTTGATGATATTGCCCCTTGCTTTTTTCTGATCGTGCGGCTAAAATGCTGTCAATGGTTGAGGTTAATCCTCTGCCGACTTTAAGACTTGCCCGCACGGGCCGTAAGGAGTGAAAAATGTCTCAGACTCTTATCAATGTATCAGCCGCCAAAGCGGCGGCCCTGTCCGAGTTTCTCGGCGCCATCAATGAAGCCGCCGCAAAGAACTCTTCGGACTTCTATTCAAAGTTCGGGAGCGCACAGCTCCCGGCCCTCGGGGTTGAACAAAAATGCGAGATCACGGCGGCCTGCTTCCGCCTGCTTCGGTCAGTTCTGACCGACGAAAAGGCGCGGGAAGACTTCCCGGCCCTCGCTGGCTGGGTCAATGAGGCCTTAGCCGACCGGATTGATGACATCGTCCTGTCGCAGCTTCACTCAGCGCCTGACTATCCGGAGGTGATCTAAATGAGGCTCACGACATTCAATCGCGCGGCGAGTAATGCCGCCTTCGAAGCCGCTCAGCGCGCATGGGATGGCATGAGCCCCGAAGAGTTCGACCCGTGCCCGCGTGACCCGGAGCAGTGGGCCGAGTGGTGCGAAAAGCTCTCCCAGTCGTTAGAGGTGATTTGTGACTGGCCGGATTACGGCATCCAGCTTGAGAGCGTCACACTAGACGACATGGCCGCCGATCTTCTCGGCTCGGCCTACGAGGAATTGAGCCACGACGCCCCCGGCGCCATTGCCGCGTATTGCCCGCGTAATTCGCCGCTGTGGGCGGCTATCCAGCGCGTGTATGCGCTGGAATATGTCGGCGTTCCTGCCGACGCCGTGGACGGCTACATAGCCACACACTGAGCATAAAAAACGCTCGGGGTAGCGGCCAGCTAAACCCGAGCGAACTCACTTAAGGACATCAAGAGGTTATCAAATGACAGAGAAAACCACAACCCCGGCCCCGGCTGAGAACATCTACGCCGCCCTTGCGGCGGCTCAGGCTGAATTCAAGCCGGTCGTAAAGAATTGCGTAAATCCTGCTTTCGGGTCGAAGTATGCCGACCTGCAAAGCATCCTTGACGCCACCCGCCCGGCGCTCAATCGGCACGGACTGTTTCTCTTCCAGCGCGTGACGTCTTCGAAAGACGGCGTAAGCGTTGAAACGTGCGTATCTCACGCATCAGGCGAGACGCTTTCGAGCGGCGTTCTGTTTCTCCCAGTCATCAGCCCTAAGAACCCGTCGCAGGCGTTCGGCAGTGCCGAGACATACGCTCGGCGCTACAGTCTGAGCGCTTTCCTCGGCGTTAGCGCCGATGAAGATGATGACGGCAACGGAGCCAAGGTAGATGAACAGACGCTGACGAATGAGCGTCTAGCGTCCGCACTGGTGGATGTCGCCACAGAGGCCGCGAATCGCGGCATGGCGGCATACAAGGACTTTTATGCAAACTTGACGCCCACGGCCCGAAAAGCGCTTACTGCTGCGGGCATTCATGCCGAGCTGAAGGTCGTCGCGGAAAGCGTGGACGAGAAAGCGCAGGCGCCGCAGGCCATCCAGCAGGCCGCCCCCGCCGAAATTGAAACTAAATCAGAGGAGTAAGAAAAATGGCAATTTACATGAACAAGGTACTTTTGATCGGCAACGTGGGCAAGAAGCCCGAGCTCAAAGAATCGAAGTCCGGTCCTGTGTGCCGCGTGAGCCTCGCGACTACACGGCACTGGACTGATGCGCAGGGTCAAAAGCAGTCCGAAACAGAATGGCACAACTGCACAGCATTCGGCCGTGTGGCTGAAATCTTCGCCGAGTACCTTGACAAGGGCACGCAACTGATGGTTGAGGGCCGCTTGCGCACGCGTGAATACACTGACGCGCAGGGCGTAAAACGCTACTCGACCGAGGTCCTCGTTGAGCGCCAGCAATTCGGAAGCCGCGGCACCGCGGATGGTCAGCCCCAGCGCCCGGCTATGAAGACTGTCAGCGCCCCGGCGGCAAAGAAGTCCACGCCCGCGAACGCCGCTGACATTGATGAGGACTGCCCGTTTTAAGGAGAACTAGCCATGTTTGTTGACATGAAAAAAGACCCTGACGCGCCGAAGGCAACGGCGCTTGACTTGCGCGAAGCCGTGCGCCAAGCGGCTGAGGCCGTCGAGGTCGACCCCGAGACAGGGGAAATTTCGGGACTCGACAAGCTGCGAGAGGCGGAGGGCAAGGAGGCTGACAAGGTTGCGGCGCTTGCCCGCGTGGTGCGTGCCGTGCGCCGTGAGGCCGCCGCCGTCGCCGAGCACATTGAGGCCGAGAAAGCGATTTTGAAGCGACTGGAAACGAAGGCCGACAAGCTCTCTGACTTCCTAGCGCAATTTATGCTGAGCGGCAAAATCAATCGGATAACGGACGTCGATATCGAGGTTAAGGCGCTCGCCGGGCGTGAGTCCGTGGCCGTACTGGATATTGAGGCCGTCCCCTCTGAATTCATCAAAGTGAATGCGATTAAATGCCCGCCGACGCTTTCTTACAGTGATGCGCGGCGCTTCGCTAAGACGATGGGCGCAGGTGCCGAGGTCGTGCGCAGCGTGGACAAGATTGCTGTCATGAACGAGTGGAAACTCGGCAAGAACACGATTCCTGGCACCGTGATTTTTCGCACGCCTGGCCTCAAGATTTCAGCGTGAGGGCCGTCATGATACTTGATCGCATTATGGACTTACTGGCCGCGCTGGCGCTCGTGGCTCTTCTGCTGGCGCCGGGGATGCTTGTCGGCTTTTTCGTTTGGGGCTTGTAAGCCATCGGAGGATTCAACATGGATACTTCTTTCTTCCCGATTCTCTACGCCGTTCCAAAGAGGATTACGGCCACTGTGCCGGAGTGGAAGGCGTTACTCAAGCTCCTGCCGCCCTGTGAGGAAGTGCTGCCGCTTTTCAAAAAAATCGCGGATGGTGCGCGGTTTTTCACTTATGACAGGCTCCTGCATGACTATAGGGGCGCCCGTTTGCCGATCGTGTGTAGCGCCTTTAATCGCAATGTCGGCGGAACTTGCGAGTTCAATGTTGGACAGCGAGCCGCCCTGACGTTCGTTCTCTTTGCTTATCCGAAGGCATTTACAACGCCACAAAAAAAAATTGTGTCTGCCGTTCTCCTTAACGCAGAAGAAATCTGCGACCCGGTGAATGCCCTGATTTATGACCTCGCGGCCAATAGCGACCCGAAGCGCGCGAGAGATATTGGCCTCGATGCGTTGTTATCAGCGCGACAGCTCTATGACGATATAAACGCATTTTGGAAGTCGTCAAATGATTGACCTGAAGAAAACAAAAATGGTGATCCGCGAGCTTAAGTACGATCACATCTTCTCAAAGAGCGAGGCTACACAGCTCTCTATCATTGTTGATCGCGTCAAGGACTGCAGGGACGATTTGGCGATCATGCTCGCGCAGAGCCTCGCAACAGAAATCACTAAGAAGGGGCTTGCCGTGCAAAAGTTCGTCGGCTTCCTGAAAGGTGCGAAGGAGGAAGCATGAGCCGAGCATTGAGGAGGCTGGCGAAGCGTGCTGAGCGTAAGCCCAGCCGCAAAAAACAGTATCACTATGCCGGTGACGACCTGATTGAGCGCAGGGGCTACGGCGCAATGGCCCGCGTCATCCCGGTGACGGAAACTGAACAGCATAAATACTGCCTAGGGTTTTACGCGTTACTGGAGCGCTGTCGCTCAGGCGAGCCGGAAAAGGAGGATAGTTGTTGGTCTGACCTGATGGGCGTCCTTATCACCGGCTTCATCTGCGCCCGCGCCACAACTCAGCCCGTTAACCTCTCGCGGCAGTTTCAGGCCGCCGGGGCGCTGCTTGATTCGGCCTATGTGCACTGGCAGAAAACGCATCAGATACTAGAAGCCAACTTTGAGGGCGTGCATCGGGCGATTGATGACCTGTGCGATATCGTCATGCAGTTGCGCAGGGATGAGCTTATGCGCGTCAACGAAACGATGCGAAACGATACGATTGGCATCTATCGCGACTTCTTCAATGACCCGCGGGCGTTTACTGAAGATGATAAGGCGCTTCAGGCGTGGTTAGCGCGTCAGTAGCAGGCAAAAGAAAAGCCGCTGAATGCGGCTTTTCCCCCTGCGTCCGATTCGGTCACGCAGAGTGTACGGCGTGGCCATGTCCACCCGCGTTTATATCGTATCCGCAGGCACCAAGCCTGTCAAGCGTCGGGCGCTGTAATTAGCTCAGCTATAGTATGGCTTGTCAATATAGCCGATCAAAATATTTACGCAGACTAGGGTAACTGCTAATTTACGTACGTTACTAACTAGCCTAATATTCGTGTTATCAGAAAACAACAAAGCCCGCAGGGCTTCGGAGATACAAAATGAGAACCACCGCCAATATCATCGTTTCGACATTCACGAAATTCGCCCGTCGTGGCGAATACGCTCGCGGGGAACACTATATTTCCTGTGTCGTTGATGAGTGCTTATCGCTCGAAAACGGCGAACTCGTCGCGCACGGTAAGGCGCACCTGTGCACCGGCGAGCTGCCGGATGACATCAGCTACGACTTTTACAAGTCACTGACCGTCACGGTCACCTACTCGAAAGAGCGGGCGAAGTGGGTCGCCAACACATCTTGGTCGGGCGAATGGCTCGACGAGGTCGGCCATCAGATGTCGGAAGAGATTAAGACCGAAATGGTCGAGTGTTACGGCCTGCTGGGCGGGGAGGCGCAAGCCGTCATTGACTTCGATGCCGAAGCGCAGGAAATGGCCGACAATCTTGAGTTCGTTCTTTACGTGAACGGACTGACTGGGGCCGAAAAACTCGCATTCGTCAACGGCTGGGCGGCGGATGGCGGCCCTGTTGATACTCTCGGAACCGAGTGGGCGGACTGTACCCCGTGGGCCTTGCAAGGCGCCATCTACGTATCGGCTTTCGAGCTTGACTTTCTGCCGAGAACGGCCGAGGAGTGGGGCCGGGCATACTGGCTTGAGAAGAAGTCTGCGATAGTGTACGACCGCGCGATTTGGTACAAAGGGGCGAGCGGGATCGAACGATCCATGTGGGCAAAAGAACATCCTCTGATTGCCGACGCTGTCGAGAGGCTTGCAAATGGCCTCTGAAAAAAGGAACCTCGGCGGCAGGCCGAGGGTTTACGAAAACGGGTCGCGCAATGTCACGATCAGCCTGCCGGTCGAACTTGCGGACCTTCTGAAGGAACTCGGCGGCTCACACTGGATACGCGATCGCCTGAGGGAAGTTCAGAAGGCGGGCGGAAAGCCGAAAGATAAGGTACAATGAACCCCGCGAAAACAGAGCGGTCGGTTTTCTGAAAAGCCTCGTGGGGGTCTCCAGACTCCACGGGGTTTTTCTTTTGTGCTTCACGGTTTCAGGGCTTCGCGGACGGTGTTTCGGTCTGCGCTGAGGCGGCCGACCAGTCCGCTGCCTTCGCTAAGTAGCTCCGCACCCTCAGCAAGTAAGCGGACACACTCTCTGATTTGTCGCTCACAAGAGATGCAGGCACTACCGGCGCCGGGGGGCACTCCACCACCGCCGGAGCTTGCGGCACGGCGCAGGCGCTCAACATCGTCACGCATACCAGCGAGCTGAGAGCCAAGCGCGTCAATCTCGGCCTGCTTCTTGTCGACCGCGTCGGCGAGCTTCTTCGCATTGTCTGCTTCCCTTTTCGTTAGCTTCGCTTGATACTCCTGCGCGGCCTTAGCGTAATCGCCTTTAAGGCGCTCGATCTCTGCGGTGCGCAGTGCGTCAGCAAAGGCGTATCCGGCGCCGAAGACGACCACGCCCGCAGCTAGGTAGAGCCATTTCATCAGAAGAACAAATGACCCAGCCCGAGGCCGATGAAGAAAGTCACGACCGCGACGGTAGCCCAAAATAGCCGGCACTTGCGGCGCGTCTCGGTATCCATCTTTGCCTTCTCGGCCTTGAGTTTTTCATAGGCGTCACGCGTGAGGTCTTCGGCCTTCACGCCGATTTTCTTAAGCCATTCTCGAAAGTCTTCGCTGTTCATAGCGTACTCCTTGAAAAAAATAAAAAGGGATTTGATGATCTCGGCCTTGGTCATTTTTTGCAGTTGTCCCACCGGGCTTTAAAGCCCCGGGCGTCAACATGAACAAAGCTGTCATAAAGCCCTACACCGCCGTCGGAATTGAGTTCTAAACAGAGGTCCTGCAGTTCCGGGAGGTCTTCTTGATGCTCCGGCCGGATGTCGGCCGCAAGCCCCTGAACGTGGTAAGAGTTCTCCACGCCGCCAACGGCGCGATTGTGCTCCGGCGAGCGATAGGCACTGTTGACGATGATCGGGCGGCCCCATGCTGTCCGGATTCGATTCAATAAAAAAAGCAGCTCTGATCTGACCTGTTGATCTCCGAACGGAGAGCGCTGGCCGTCCTTGCTTGCAAGCTCTTTTGTGTCAAAGTATCCGATTTTCACTTTTGCCTTCCTTCGGCTTGTTGCCGATCTCTTCTACTGATTCATCCAGTCGGGCGTTGATCTGTTTGAGTGCTTTGCGAATGATTGCAGGAATGCACCCGCCGAGGTTCATCCGGTCAAGGTTTTCGATGATGCTCATGAACTCTGTGAAGCCGTAGGCCGCGATGACAATGCCCTGAAACACTGCGAGATAGTTCAGCGTGTAGGAAAACTGCACATCAAGGCCGTGCGCGAAGCCCACGACAATAAACATCAGCCCCTTTTTCAAAAGCCCACGCGACACAATCCTGCTCTCAAAGTCTCGATTGACGAACGCGGCCGCCATGCCGGTCACGATGTCAGCGGCGATAAAGATCGCGAGCCAAATAATGAGCGGCTTTGTGTCGAGGCCGAAGAAAAACGAAAGGGCGCCGGTGAGGGCGCCCACTGCCGCGGCTACTATTTTTTCGGTGCCTCCCGGCAAAAAGTCATTCGTCATGCGCACCCTCTTCGGCATTGATTACTTGTTCAGGCCTGAGCCCTTCATTGGGTGGAAATACACCCAGTGTTGCCCGTACACGTAGCCGGGGACGGGCTGTCCCCATATCTTCCATCCTGCGCCGATGCGAACGCACTTCCAAGCGCCGCAAATTCGGTAGTGCTTCACGTAGTAGAACTGCCAGCAGACCGGCCTCCCGGCCCGGTAGACTTTCCACCGGCACACTCCCGAAATACCCGACGTGTCGCCAATAGTCGGATCGCCATCGACCCGCTTCACGTCTCCGGCCTGATGCTTAAATCCGATGACGTCAATGTTGAAGCCGTAGCCGCAGTTCCGCCAAAGCCACGCCACCCGCCGAACGTAGGTCGCAAGCGGGGCGGTTGATATGCCCCAGCGAGCAAGGTGCCCGGCGTCGCCGTCAATGGGGTTATCCGGCGTCTGCCACCACCAAAGCCAAGACGGTAGCCAGCCATCTTTATCGGCAAAGAGCACAACGAGCGGCGTTAGCAGACGTCCGAAAACGTCGAAGGCAAAGGACGCCGGTAAAAAGCAAAGCCATCTTAAATACATGGCAACACCTATAAAAAAGCCCCTCAGTGAGGGGCGTAGCAGTCAGGGTACAAAACGTACACCACCCGCAAAAGTAGCTAACAAAAAGGGCGGCACCCGCCGCCCTAGGGGGTTTTATCGGGCCATGAGCCGCCAGGATACTTGATGTTCGGGTCATCAGGATCAGGCTTCGATGGCTCGCTACCCCCCCCCATCTACAGTGTAGGCGTCTACGGTGAGAGATGTACTACCGCCATCATTACCACCGCCAAACAGCGCATAACCTCCTACAGTCGTAGCGGCCAAGTCGGTCCTTTTTTGATTCAGGGGTGTAGGGGTGCTTCTCACGAGGGACGTGTTGTATGCCTCTACTGTAGCAGAGCCGGAGAAATTAGCTATGATAGAACCCCCGCCAAACAGCCCATACCCATCCACGGTCGTGGCGGCCAAGTTATTCCTTGATGGGCTTAACCCTGTGGTTGTGGTTAGCACAAGATAAGCGTTGAATGCATCTACTTGACCGCCGGTAGCACCGCCGCCAAACAGCGCATAACCTCCTACAGTCGTAGCGGCCAAGCTGGTCCTTTGTCGGCTCATATTTATATTGGATCGCACTAGGGCTGGGCTGTATGCATCTACGTAGGTAAAAGTTGAGCCATCCGCGACACCACCACCAAACATCCCATAATTTCCTACGGTTGTAGCCGCTAAGTCGAACCTTCCTTGAATCAGCCCCGTAGGATTGCTTCTCACGAGGGACGTGCTGTAGGCGTCTACTGTAGTGAATGCCTGAGCGTTAAGAAGGTTGCCATCATTACCACCGCCAAACAGCGCATAACCTCCTACAGTCGTAGCGGCCAAGTCGGTCTTTTGTTGGCTCAGGGGTGTAGGGGTGCTTCTCACGAGGGACGTGCTGTAGGCGTCTACTGTATTATAAGCTTGGGCGAGAGACGCGCCCCCGCCAAACAGCGCATAACCTCCTACAGTTGTCGCGGCTATGTCGTACCTTGCTTGACTCAGCTCTGTAGGACTGCTACGCACGAGGGACGTGTTGTAGGCGTCTACTGTACTATAGAGGGGATGAGAAGATGTGTAATGAGCCGCGCCACCGCCAAACAGCGCATAACCTCCTACTGTTGTACCCGCTAATAGCCATCTTGCACTGCTTAACTCTGTCACTGTCCCATAGTACGATAGTTTCGCTTCTGCTGAGAAAAACGGTCTCGCCTTCCCACCCACACCAACGTAGGCTTTTTTGACTTTGCGCGCCTTGTTGGCTACTCCGGTGTAGATTTTTTTGACCTTGCGAGCCTTACCGGCCACGCCAACATAGCACGCTTTTGTCATGTCAATATTCCTGCCCCGTGATTTCCTTAAACTGCTCCTTCGTGATGACGCCCTTCCTCACGGCGAGGCGTACCATCTGCGCCGTCCAAAGTCCTCTGTCAAAGTTACGTTTTACAAGCTCGTAAGTCATGCTGCTTCCTCCATCGAAGCAAGGTTCTGATATTCAAGCGCCGCCGCGATACGTTCTTCTGCCGAAGGCGTTGTGTCAACTTTCGGCTCAGTGTTGATGATCTCTTCAATCTTCGCAAGGGCCTCAGATTCCGTGAGTGCCGCGTCGATCTTATACATCGTGCGCATCGCAGATAAATTCTGAAAAGCCCACATCACCTCACCGTTTTCATCCGTTTCGACATAGTGCACGAACGCCAAAGCGGCGGGGAACTGCTCAAGCACTGCGTCCTTCGTCGCTAAGGCACCGTTAGGGAACATATAGGTTTTTTCCCCGGTGTACTTTTCTACCTTCTTCATTGTTACTCCTTTTATTCGTAAACCAAATAAATCTCGCCAGTCGCAAGGTTGGACGATCCTGCCGTCAGGTCAGTGGTGCCGCTCGTGGCCTTGACGTAACCCGAGTCGTTCGTGAGCTGGGATGTCTTCGACGGGATCGTCGGCTTATTCTTGATAGCCGTCACCCCCGATGTCGCATTCCAGTCCGCCTGCTGCTGTGTCGTCAGGAACCCCGAATCATTCGTGAGCTGAGACGTCTTCGTCGGGATATCGCCCCTAAGGGTCGTGATGGCCGTCGCGTTGTCATTCGCCTTCTTTTCAACTGCCGTCAGCCTCGTGCCCTGCGAAGTCACGTCAGCCGCAGACCCGGCGCCAATATTAGCGCGTGCCTGCGTCTGTTGCTCCGCGGTCAGCGTCTGAGGAACGTACTTTACGCTGTTGCTCTGATTCGCCTGTTGCGCGTAATACTTCGCAGAATACTTTGCCGTTTCGCCTGAACCTTCGACCGGGCCGTCCTCTTTAGAGGCCCAATCCTTGGCTTTTTGCGCCGAAGCAGACGCCTCATTTGCCTTCGTGCTCGCAGTCGTAGCACTTCCCGCCGCCGCAGTCTTTGAAGCATTAGCCGCAGTCGCAGAATTAGCGGCATTCTGTTCGGATGTGGCCGCCGCTGTTTTCGATCCCGCCGCCGCAGTTGCAGAATTGCCAGCCGCCGTTTCGGATGCCTTTGCCGCATTCTGCGAAACCTTCGCCGCGTCTGCTGAAGTCTTCGCCGCAGAGGCGCTACCAGCCGCCGCAGTTTTTGAAGCATCAGCCGCAGAAGCAGAACTAGCCGCCGCAGTTTTTGAATCGTCAGCCGCAGAAGCAGAATTAGCCGCCGCGGTTTCGGACGCTTTGGCCTTCGTTTCCGATGCTTTGGCGTTATTCTCAGAGGTCTTGGCGTTCGTCTCGGACGTCTTCGCCGCCGCCTCGCTTCCTGCGGCCGCAGTAGCCGAATCCTCTGCCGCAGATGCCGACCCAGCCGCAGCATTCTGCGAAACCTTTGCCGCATCCTGCGAAGTCTTGGCCGCCGATGCGCTGGCCGCCGCCGCAGTTTGGGATGCCTTTGCCGCATCGGCTGATGTCTTCGCCGCCGCCGCGCTCGATGCCGCTCCAGTTTGGGATGCCTTCGCCGCATCTTGCGAAACCTTTGCCGCTGAAGCCGATGCCTCCGCCTCGCTTGCGCTCGTGGCCGCCGCGGTCTTGGACGCGAGGGCGTTCGTTTCGGACGTCTTGGCCGCCGCCGCACTACCTGCCGCCGCTGTGGCCGAAGCCGTCACTGTACCCTCAGAAGCCTGTGCCGCTTCTGCTGAGGCCGCCGCCGCAGATGCGCTTTCTGCCGCCGCGGTCTTGGACGAGGCCGCCGCCGTCTCGGACTTCTTCGCATTGTTCTCAGACGTCTTGGCGTTCGTTTCTGATGTCTTGGCCGCGCCTGCGCTCGTGGCCGCCGCGTTCTTAGACGCAAGGGCATTCGTCTCCGACGTCTTGGCCGCAGAAGCAGAACTAGCCGCCGCGGTCTGTGAAGCCTTGGCCGCGGTCTCACTAGCCTTGGCCGCGTCCTGCGAAGCCTTAGCGGCCGCCGCGCTCGATGCCGCCGCGGTCTGAGAAGCCTTCGCCGCATCGGCTGATGCCTTCGCCGCGCTATTCGAACTCCCGGCCTGTTGTGCGTAGTACTTCGCCGAGTAGTCGATCTCAGCGCCGTCCGGCAGGTTGTTTTCCGTCACCTTCCCGTCAGTCTTCACCGCCCAAGCCTGAGCGAGCTGAGCATTCCATTTTGACGAATAGCCGTCGTCGTCGACAGCGCCCGTCATCAATGTCGCCCATCGCTTAGAAAGGTCACTGCTCGCCTTCGATTCGCCAGCAGATGCCGCAGAGTTCTGCGCTTGCGTCGTGGCCTCTGTGACCTTCTCGGTCATCACGGCCATGTTCTGATTGATCTCTTCGCGGATGGCGTCCGTGTCCGTCACGGCCTGCAGGGCAATTCGCTTCGCGTCTGCCGCCGTCTCGTTCGCAGCGTTGGCCGTTCCGACGGCTTGAGTCGCCGCGGCAATTGCATTATCGGCCGTCGTCTGCGCGGCATTGACCGCCGTGACAGCCTGCTGAGCCGTCTTGTTTGCAGAGTTGGCCGTTGTGACAGCCTGAGCCGCGTTATTAGCCGCCTCCGTCGCCGTAGTGACGGCATTCGTGGCGTTACTCTCCGCTGTCTTAATACGCCCGTCAAACGTGTTAACAGTCGCGTCTAAGGTCTTGACGCTACCTAGCGCCGAATTCGCAGTAGAAAGCGCCTCAGCCGCGTTCTGCTGAGCCGTATTCGCCGTGTTAAGCGCTTCAGTCGCCTTGTTCAGCGCCTCGGTTGCATCGCCCGTAGCATCGGCCATGTAGTCGCCGAGATTGTTAATCGCGTCCTCTGTCTGCGTAAGAACAGACTGCCCGCTGATGGCGCCGGTCGGCGTCTTGACGTAATGGAAACGAAATTCTTTTGATGCCATGATTTACTCCGGCAACTTGACAAAATAGGCAAGACGAAAGAACGGCGGTCGGTCCAGCGTAAGCGTCTGCGTCTCAGAAGAGCTTGTGATTGTGTGCGTGTGCCCTTTGCCTCCGCCCGTGTTGTTGAGATTCATACTGTGGCTGTGGGTTCCGTCGTATGACGTGTGTCCGGTCCACGTTCTTGAGGCCGCAAAGGACGCGCGAGGAGAAGAATTTTCCGAGTCTCTGTTGTCGCAGTAGTCATAAGACCCGTTTTGATAAAAAGCCCCCTCGACATATCTAATTTTGTGATCGTCAACCGGGATCGCGCCTGTAATCTCCATCGTGCCGCGTCCGTGTGCATGGCTACCCGTTGTCGACGTCGACCCGGTGTGTGAGTGCGCCGGAATTTGATCAATCGTCAGAACCGTTTCGCCGACAGTACCGTTAACCGTGACCCCCGGCACCTGAAGGCTTAAGCCGCCGCCGGTCTTGCCTGCATCATCAACATTGCTCGGAAGTAAAAACCGGTCGATGAGATTCGGCACATTCCCGCCGCGGCCATCAGAACCGCCGTCGCAGAGGACGTAAGACTCATAAGCGTCAGTACTTCCCCACGGGACGAGCCTTCTGCCGTCCGAGCCGCCGAGCTTGCAGTTGTAAAACGGCGTGACCTGCCCGGCCAAGACGCTGGGCAAGTCCTGATTACTCCAAACGGTTTTGTCAGCAGAGGGGTTAACAACGCCCTTAGCAGCCCCCGGACCGTTAGCCACAAGACAGCGATACTTCACGCCTGCGCTAAAAACCTCGTTTCCAGGCTCATAATCCAGCGTGGCGGTGTATTGCATAATGCCGCCCTGCTGATAAAACACGAGAAGCTGTGAGAGCAGATAAAAGGCCCCATTTATATCGTCTCGACGCGGTGGGATTCCGCCCTCGCTGATCGGCTTGGAGTTGACGTCAGTCCAGCCCTTCGCCTGCGAAAAACGCCCTGTGCCTGCCGTCTGCGAGTCAGCCGGAGGGATAGTCTTGTCCCCATCAGCCGCAAAGGCCGACGCCAAAAGAAACTGCGGATAATTGCTCATATGTGGCCCATGAAAAAGCCCCGCTTGCGCGAGTCTGTTTGGTTATGCTTTTTTCCGTTTTGGTAAAAGCCTACTTGGTTTGGCAAGGTCTTCACCAGACCAATGTAGTTTTGTAATTCGTTGGTAGATAACGTCGTATGGGATTCCTGTCAGATCGGAAATTTCAGAAGACGTTCTCATTTCTCCACGGAAAAGAACTCGACGACTGCTACGTCTGTTATTGCAGTTTTGTTTTCTGGTCACAAACCTACAATTTTCAGAACAATACCCTTTGTCATTGTCGATTCTATCAATTTGCAATTCGTCGTTGTAGCCATGCGAGAATGCCCAATCAGCAAACGATTTAAAACTGGATTTCCATTCGTCGCATACGTCAATTCCTCGCCCACCATACAAGTTAAATTCTGGGTGCTTTTGACTTTTGCAACGAGTTTTCATTGCTCGCCAAACGCGATAAATTCTTTCTGGATTTCCGTGTTTATTAAAACCGTGAATTTTGTTCATGGTTTTAAGTGTTTCTCTATACAGGCATCCGCACGATCTTGTTGTTCCACCACGTAGTGAAGAAACCTGAACGTTTGTCTCGTTTCCGCACTCGCATACACAATGCCACAAAATTCGACCATCTTGGGTTTTTCCATTCTCATACAGGGCTGTTAATCGGCCAAACTTTTGATTTGTCAAATCTAGCTTACGCATGATTTCCTCCTGCATTACAAGATATGGAAATTATACTATATTGCTATGTTTACACTTGAATTGTACGACCGGGATTAAAAACACCTTGATTAAATGGCAGAAGGTCTGACCCTTGAAAGCCAAAAATTTCTTCGTTTGGATATATAATCAAATAATTTGCAAGCACGCCTGCCGGACGATTTAAGAGCCCGTACGTTGCAAGAACGGTCGACATAACATCACTAATTGCGCCGATAACGACAACCGATGAAATCGTCATGTCTTGATAGTCAACACAAAACACTTTCGTATTCGTGAGCAGGGATAGCATTCGATTCATCGTGGCACACGTCGAATCCGACACGTTGCAGACTGCGCGATACATCAGAAGGAAGCGAAAATAGTCGTCATCGAAGCGGACATATTTGTCTTTGACCTTAATGTAACGGTCGATGCCGATGCGCTTGCCCCACCAGTCGAGAAATACGCCCTTCGCCGTCTGCACGTCGGCAACCTGCACCGCGATATCGTCAAGCTGATCCGTCGCGTCGATCTCGTCCTGCAAAATCTTTCCGACGGCATTCATGCGCGGGGCGTGAGCGTACTGGCTTTGCATGGCCACAGACGCGCGACTTGTCACGTCGGCCATTTCGCGCACGTCTTCGGCAGATTCGAAGTTCTGCCAAGTCTGTGAATCGCTCATAAGCTAGCCTCCGAAAGTCAGTGTGATCGTTTCAGGCGAGATTGTCGGCGACTCGTTCGCAGGCACCTCAACCGAGGCCCCTAATGCGCCTTCATTCAGTCCCACCGTAATGGCCTTGATCGGCGTCGTCGTAACAGCCTGCACGCATTTATAAAAGCGAGAAGCGTAAACCGTGCTCGCGAGAGTCACACGCGAGTTATCAAGCTCGCCTAGGAAGTCTTTCACAATGGCCTCCTTGACGGCGGTTTGCGTCTCGGCATTCATGTCGGCGCTGAAGAACTCGACCTTGACGCTGAAATCGACTGCCGTCGGGCGGACGATGCGATACGTGTATAAGGCGTTAAAGTGCTCTTTGTCGACGTACTTAACTTCCGTCTCGCCGTTCGTGCCACACCCCCCGGACTTGCGTTCAAAGATCACGCGAGCGATATCATCGTCTTCACCGCCCACGATGCACACCGCAATGGAATGCGGTTCAAGTTCAAGGGCGTACAGCGTCTTTTTTAGGTTCGTGTAGTTCTCTAATACGACACAATCGAGTACGCCCTCAAGCTGCGACAAATTGGCCTGAATGTTGCTCACGGTGCCGTTGGCATTCATCGCGTAGGACTCTTTCATACGGTTGCGCAATTCGCCATCAGGCTCAATGTCTCGACCCGTGGCGCCCGCGGCGGCATTGTTGACGGTATCCCATCCGGCAACTACGGTCACAATCTTCGTCACGGTTTCCGCACCGATTTCAATCGGTCCGTGCTCCACCGTTGCAAAGGTCGTTTCCAGCGTGCCCGCATCACCGATCGCGGCACCCGCCACGGCAATGTGGCGCAACTTATTGCCGTTCGCATCCTCAACGATTGCGCCGTACGGGATAACCGTTCCGCGCAGGCCCGTGCACGTGCAGACGACAACAGTCGGCTCGGATACCTTGCGTTGTAGCCCGTAAAGGTTCGCCAGTGCGTCGAGAAAGATGCCATGCGCAACATCCGGGTTGTATTGATTCGCTAAAAATCCAACCTCGGAATTCTTGGCCTCAACCTCTGCCGTGGTCAAGTCAACGATCTGCCCGAGCGGCGAAGTTGAATCGACGTTGACGGGGTCGCCGTTGGCGGCCGCAGGCATCGCGTCCTGCACGGCCCGCGCCAAATCCTCGCGCACTTCACGCGTCGACGGAACGACTACACCCGTTTTCTGATTAAATGTAACTTGTGCCATGGCCGTACTCAGTTTCGATTTCAATTGTCCCGCGCA